TTTCAATAAATTCCTTATTCGTCATCTGTCGTGTCCTCCTTCCCCTTCTGGTACTGGGTGCCGAAATAGAACGCCACCACCACGGAGAAGATCGTCAAAAACTGTTCTCCGCTGATACGCTCCGCCACAGCCAGATAAGAAAAAACGACCGTCAGAATGATGGTCACAATGCTCTTTACCGTCAGCAAATTTTGAATCGTGATCTTATAAGTTTCCTTCATCTGTTTGTCCTCCTTTTTCGTTTACCACCGCTTCATACACAATGCCTCCGGCGGTGTTTTCCTTCATGCTTTTCATGGTATAGCCTGTTTTGCTGACACCCCATGCCGCCCATGGCAGGGAAACCATGGCACTCAGCCATGGAAAGGCAGCGTCAAAGCCTTTATACACGCAATAGTACGCCAGACCCAGCACGCCCAGCGTATTGACCCAGAGCAGCCGTATTTCCATCCGCATGATGATCTTGGAAAATTCCTGCTTCTTTTCACTTGGCCTTCTTTTCGCCATGTCAGCCCTCCTCCCAATGGTGGGCAGTCTTATTCAGGTGCTTTTGCAGCTTTTCATGGGCTTTTGTGACCTCGCCGTTGGCCCCCTGCTGCATCAGCCCATCCAGTACCGCCAGCAGGGTATAGCACATCACGCACTGCTCCTTTTCGATCTCCTCAATGTCCGCCTCATGTCTCCGCTTCAGCTCGGCGATCTCCGCATCCTGTGCCTTCTGCCGCTCCAGCCATTGCACTACCTTGTATGCCGTTGCCCCCAGCCCCGCAAAGACCCCGATCAGGGCGGCGGCCTGCAAAATCATTTCTCCTGTTACAAACATGTTCCCTCTCCTTTCTTTTTTTGCTCTGCAAAGAATCCCTAAAAACAGACTATCCTTTCCCGCCTCTGGGAAAGTCTTGTCCTGCGGAGGAATTTTCTGCAAAGAAAAAAGCCCTTGCATTTCCTGGGCAAAGGCTGTAAAATAAATATAAGAAAGGATTACCGCTTCCTCAAGGCGGTCAGTCCCATAGAATGAACTATAGCACATAGCCGTCTAACGAATCAGGTTAGGCGGCTTTGCTATTTTTTAAGCGTAACACATAACGTGACCACGCCAATGATTACAAGGCAGAATTGAAATAATTCACTGTATGTAACCATAGCCTCACCCCCTTTGCAGAGAGTGACCAACCGCCAAGCGATAATCCTCACCTTTATTCTACCACAGCTATTCCTTTTCGACAATATCTTCCGCCAGCTCCTCCAGCTTCTTCAGGCAATCATCCTGATAGCGAAAACAGGTCGCACGGCTGATATGGAGCCGCATACTGACCCCATCCACGCTCATTCCATTCTGGAACCGCAGCCGCAGCAGGCGGGCGTATTCCGGCTCCAGCCGGTCTACCATCCGCTCTATGTCCTCCGCCCGTTTCAGCAGGGCAGCAGTCCGCTGTTCCAGAGCAGCGATCCGCTCCCGATAGCTCTCCCCGAGCCTCTCTTTGGTCTTGGGCTCTATGCCTGTCTCTCCTTCCAAGGATCGCAGCAATTTTGTCATTCTTTTAATCTCCTGCTGCATCTCCTCGCAGATTTTCGCCGTCTGTCCCCAATCCCGCAGCATCTTTTTGATGCGAAACCGCTCCGGCGTGGCTTTTCCTCTATGTATCTGTACGGCGGTTCCAAAATTTGTCATGCTTTTCATCTCCTTAAATCATCTCCTCAAGATTGCCTCTGGAATATCCCCATGACGATGAGCGTGCAGCTCTTTATGGGTGTATCTCCATTGGTTCAGGTTCCCATGGGTATTTACGATCAGCCGTACCACAAGCTCCATATTTTCCGGTACGACCTTTTCCAGAAGCTCCTCCACCGTCCTTTTGGTATGCTTCACCTCCAACTGCAAATGCACCTCCAAATGATACGTCCCAATGGAAAGCAGAAAAATGTAATTCCCCCTGGTACAAAGGGCATCCAGCATTTGGATCAGCTTTCGCTCCGTAAAGGGCATAGAGGCATTCCATGCCGTAAATACGGCCAGCCGCCGCTCCTCCAGCGTTGCCGTGGCAGGCGGGATAATCTTCAGCCAGCGTTCATAGCGGGCGATGCCCGTCTCATCACAGGTCAGCATAAACTGGTTTTTCAATATCTGCTCCAACGCCTGTCGGGACAGTGTCAGCTCAGGATTCACCATTTTGGCATATTCCTGAAATTCCCGAATATCCTGCACGATATCGGGATAGTTTTTGCTGATATCATATTTCATGGAACGCCCCCCTTACGGCAATCGCGTCTGCATCCAGGATCAGGTTGCGGGGCTGGGTGTTCAGGGTGGTGTTTTCAATATCCACGATGCCCTCCAAGTCCAGCAGGCGGCTTTCGATATGGGAGACCCGCACGATGACGTTTGGGCTTTCCTCCCATTTTTGGTTGATCTCCAGAAAATACCCGTCAATGATCTTTTCTATATAGGGCGCAAGCATTTCATAGCTCCAGCCCGCCCCATAGGTGATATGGGTCTGGATATCGATAACCGTGCCTGTCACGGGGGCTATCGTTACCCGATGGCCGATGGGAGCGATCCCCAGGCCGATGCCGCTGTTGGTCACAGGGTCCACCGCCGTCTGTATCTCCTCCACAAGCTCCGCCGAGGGTACAGCATATTCCGTATTCAAAAATACGATCCGCACTGTACCGCCGCCCTGCCATGCCCGATATATCTTCACACCGCCCACCCCCGGCAGGCTATGCAGCTTTCTGCGGTAGTCCATCTCATTCCCGCCAAAGGCTTCTGTTTGCAGGGAATCAAAATACCGCTGCCGCAGGCTTTCGTCCCCCTCCGCATCCTCCCCGGGGATAATGATATCCTTAAGCTCCGCCGTCGCCAGCCCTTCAATATAAGCAATGGGAAACAGCGTCCCCAGATAGTCGTTGCCGATACGCCCCGCCGTCTCGCAGCGCAGATAAAACTGCCCGTCCTGAAATTTTTCCTCCGTGATGAAATTCACATCATCGGCGGAAAAACGGCTGCCGATGGGCACATCGAAGGGATTCCCCTCCCCGTCGGCAAAGACCCCCAGCCGCAGGGCGTATGTAGCAGGTTCGCGGGAAATGCCCCGCTCCCAGACCTTCCGCTCCAGGTCCTCCCCTTCCGCCCGTTCGGGATCGGTGCGCTGGTCGTAATAGTCCAGCTCCATATAAAACAAAGCCAGCTCCGGCGCGACGGAGGCCGCCATATCGTACAGGATCGACCCCTCCCGTTTATCCATTTCCGCCGAAGCCCGCCCCAGCATACGGGCGGTAATGGCTTCAAATGTCTCCTTTTCATACATTCAGCTCCAACTCCTTTCGGATGGCGGCGTCCCCGAATATGGTCTCCGCCGTAAAGGACACCAGAAAGACCCGCTTTGTCCGGCGGGTGATAACGAAATCTATCACATCCAGAATACGGCTGTCCGCCAGCAGGGCTTCTTCTATGATCCGCTTCAGCTCGCTTTCCACCACGCCGCTGCTTTTGCCCTGCACTGCGTCCCATTCCGTGCCGTAATTCCAGGAATAAATGATATGCTTGAACCGGTCTGTCATCAGCACCTTATAGATCGCCTGCTCCATGGCATCCAGACGATCGACCGTGCCCAGCAGCCGCTTTTTCTCAAAATCGATACGGTAAGTCTTTGCGGGCTGTTCCGCCGCAGAGCGTACCTCCACGGCAAGCCCCAGTCCCCCCGCTTCCGGGATCAATGCCATTTTTCTCACATCCTTCCCAATACCAAATAGGTCTGCCCGCCGGCATTGCGCAGCAGCACCACCATTTCCCCCACCTGCAAGCCGTAATAGACCTCGGAGCCTTCCCCGGGATTGGTGATATAATCGCTCCTGAGGGTATGGCTGTGGGAGGAAAAGGAATCGTCCCCGCTGCCGCCGCTGGTGGCCTGGGTGGCAGGGCTGCCGTAAAAGCCCCTGTGCTGATGGGTAGGGTAGGATTGGTTCGGGCGGAATTCCTTCATCAAAATGATATCCTCCTTGCCTTCCTCCCCGCCGATCTCAAAGCGATCCTCCACCTTGATTTTCAAAGGGTTGACCGCTGTTACCGTGCCATAGGTAAATGCTGTGGGCATATCCCGCTCCGCGGCGGCTCTCGCCACCTTTTTTATGGTTCCGATCATTTGTTACACCACCTTCAAATCCAGTTCCATGGTTTCCTTTAACAGATCGTGCTTGACCTCCTCCACGATGAGAAAGCCCTCCTGCTCGATCTCCGCCAAAGTCAGATAGACCGCCGTTCCTGCCCGCACTCTGAGGTCTGCCAGAGCCGAAAGGCGCAGGGTCTTTTTTGGGCGGTCGTACCATTCCAGAAGCTTCCCCAGCCGTTCCTTGATCTGCGCCTCGGTCATCTCCTCCGGCACCGTCTCGTAATATTGCAAGGTGCCCCACTGTGCCATGGTCGCCCCGTCCTGCTGGATATAAATATCCCGCTTGCCGGTCTTTTTGTTGTCTTTCGCCAGCTTGATCTTGTTATAGCTTTCGCTGTCGATCTCCCGTTCATAGGTGAAGCCTGTGGCAAGGCTTTTATCCCCCAGCACCACCTCCAGACGGCTTTTTTCCATATCCGTCAGGCGCAGCTTGCCGAAATCATCCCAGAGGACGAACAGCTTTGCCGTATGGATCAGGGTATGATCCAATGCCTTCAGCACTACATCCAGCAGGGTCTGCCCGTCTTCGATCATGGAGGGGACGGCATAAACCGTATTTTCCAAAGCCCCCAGCTGCAAGCCGAAATCCTCGGCGATCTGGGTCAATATCTGGTCCGCCCGCTTATTTTTGAATACATAGGTCTCTTTATTCTTTTTCAGATACCAGAGCTGATCATAGGCGGTCACGGAGATGCGCTCCTTTTCCGTCTGGGAAAGCTTCACCGCATAGCCGTAAAAAATATTTTGCTCCGCCGTCTGCACCCGCAGGATGTCCCCCTCATCCCATTGGATCAGAGGATGGGTCAGCACCGTCAATTCCAGGGAGGCAGGAGAACCGTTCCGCTTTGTCGTCCATTTTGCCTCCTCTGTCAGGGTGGAGATATCATAGACCGCTCCTGTTTTTTTATTTTGGTGAAAGATCATCATGGTATGGTAAACACCTGCCCCGGCTTAATCAGGTTGGGATTGCCGCCGATGGTGCCTTTGTTGGCTTCATACAGCTTTTTGTAGTCCCCGCCATTGCCATAGATTTGCTTGGCGATATTCCAGAGGTTGTCCCCCGGCTTCACCGTATAGGTCTTTTTCTCCGCCGCCTCCGGCTTGCCTGCTCTGGCGGGCTCCTCCTTCTGGGCAGGAGCCTCCGGCTGTTCGGGGGCAGGCAGGGTCAGCTTTGCGGGGGCATATTCCTTATATTCCACCAGCTTGATGGAATAATAGATATCCCCCGGTTCGCCGCCCTTTTCCTGATAAGTCAGGCTTTCCACCAGCATAGAGCGGTTGATATCCAAATCCGCCCCCACCAGCAGAAACCGCAGGGGCTTTTTCTTATCCCGCGCCTTTTGCAGCTTGCGGATGGCAGAAATGGGGTCCACCAGAGAGCCCGTCACATAGGGGGCCTTCCGCTTGGGGAAAAAGCTGTCCCAGGAGACCTCCAGCAAGGCTTTTTTGCGGGGCAGCACGATCTCCCCCAGCCCGATGACCGTCGTTTTTTCGTTCTTCCCGCCGGAAGAAACGGAAAGTTCCTCCGGCAGCACAGGGATGGGGATTTCCGTCCCTCCTGCGATCAGTGCCATTTGATAACTCATGCGTACACCCCCTCCGCCTCGGCGGCAAATTCTTCCTCCAGCCTCCGCTCGATCTCTTTTACCACGTCATCCATATCGACCCGCTCGCTGATCTTGGCATCTACCGCCACAGTAGGGGTCAGGGTCACGAAATTCTGCACATAGCGCATCTCCGCCACATCCTTCATGAATTTCAAGTCCTCCTCGGCAATATTTACATCCTGCTCGATGGAGCCCACAGAGCCTACGGACCCTACCCTGCCGATCTCCGGGATATTTCCTCCGGCGGAAAAGGCGAGACCCGTGTCCCCGCCCCCGGCGGCGGCTTTGGCTGCGGCGATATTTGCTTCTCTGGCGGTGCGTCCTGCCGCCAGCTCCCGTTTCATCTGGGTGACAGCCGTATTGCGCTCCGCCTGCAACGCCTTTTTCTGTGCCTGATATTCCGCCAGGCTTTGATTTCTTGCAGCGTTTTGGGCGGCCGTTGCCGCCTTGTTTATGGTGGCAAAGGTCATTTTCTCGATAGGCTGTATACTGACCCCTTCAATCTTGTTCAGCACGCCGATAAATTTGTTGATGATGCCAATGGCACCGTTTACCATACTTTGCAGAATATCCAGCACCCCTTGCCCCATATTGGCAACGGAATTTTGTACGCTGACCTTCGCCGCCTCAAATACCATGCAGATATTGTCCCAGACGTTTTGGGCGTTCACATAGAAGGTAAACAGACCCAGCTTCATGCTGTCCAAAGCGTTATGCAGGGCATTTTGCAGCATGAGCCAGGCCACCCGCACCCCGCCTACAGATTGTATCCAGCGATACATGAGCCCCACCAGCACGCCAATGGCAAGGGCAATCCAGAAAATAGGATTCGTCAGCAGGGTCACGAAAAAGGCTTTGGTTGCCGCATCTGTCGCCCATGTGGCCGCCGCCTGGATACCCAACGCCGCCGCCAGCACCAGAGCCGCCGCAGCTACGCCATAGAAGATAGGCCCGATGGTTTCCCAATTTTCATAAAGGAACTGCGCCCCCTTCCCGATCACCTGGATCAGGGGCAGGAATGCCTGCAAAAGAGCGTTTTTTGCGATCTCCCCCACCTGGGCGTAGGTCATGGGCATCGCCTGAAAGCGTGCATTGATCTCGTCCGCCGAGGAAAGCATGGCGTTTTTCACGATGGTCGCCGTGATCTTCCCTTCCTGCGCCAGATTTCTGATCTCGCCGATGGGCACCTGCAAATAATCCGCAATGGTTTGAATAATGGTCGGTGCCTGCTCGAATACACTGTTCAGCTCCTCGCCCCGCAGCACGCCGCTGGCCATGGCTTGGGTCAACTGGAGCATGGCGGCGTCGATCCCTGCATTGGATGTGCCCGCAATGGCGAATTGCTTGTTGATCAGCTCTGTGAACTGGATCAGTTCGTCATTGCTGCTGAAAGCATCCTTCGCCATGATCCCCATTTTGGATATGCTGTCCGCCGTGGTCTGGAAGGCTGCACGGGAACGGTTTGCCGATTGCATGATCTTCCGCTGCAGCTCATCGGTGGTCTGCAGCCCATCGTTCATCAGATCAAGCCTTGCGCGGGTGGTCGTCATGCCGTCCGCCAAGTCCTTGATACGGTTTAAGGCAAATACCGCCCCCAATGTCCGCAGAAGATCGCCTGCCAGGCTTTTTGTGGTGGAAAGCCGCTGATTCAGCCCCGCCAGCCCGTTTTGCGCCGCCGAAGTGAAGCGTGTCCAGCCGCTTTTCAGGCTGCCCGCCACAGGAGAAAACCGCCTTGTCATGCGGTCGGTGGTCTCCATGGTGCGGTTGACCCTGGTCGTTGCGTTTCGGATGCGGTTGAGGGTGGCTGTCGCCCTGTCCCGTATGCTGATTTGTGTTTTAATGCCGTCCGCCAAGGGCGATCACCTCCTTTTTCCGCTTCTTCTGGCCGCCGCCTCTGCCTTGGTGCGTTCCTTTTTCTGCCGTTCCAATTCCAGATCGATGGAGGCAAATAAAAAAGCCCGCTCCCGCAGGGGCAGGGCCAGCATGGCTGAGGGCAGCAGCCGCAGGCGGTGCAGACAGTAGTGGGCATAGACCGCCTCCCCGTCTGCATAGGCTTCGCCTGCATCGCCGCCCGTGATCAGTTTTTTGCTTCTTCCCTGGCTTCGTTGATGCCGTCGTAAAAGCCGTTGACCTCCAGGATCGCATCCAGCAGGGTATTATAGTCCCCCGTTTTCAAAAGCTGATCCACCAGCGCATCCGCCCCCCGCACGCCGTATTTCTCCTGCAATGCCGCATCCTTAAAATTAGGCTCGGCGCAGCAGGCCACGATCAGGCGGGTGTTGTATTTCTCCTGATCGATATTGGTTTCTCTGCGATGGGTCTTTTTATCGAAGGTGGTGACCTCGCAGGCTTTCTTCAGGGTCTTATTCTCCGCCTCTGTAATGGAATGGATCAAAAAGGGATGGGGAAAGGCGGACAGCAATACCTCCGCCTCCGCTTTGCTTTCCCTGTGATCCTGCATCAAAAAATCTGTCAACTGTCCCATGGTTTCTCCTCCTTATATTTTCTGGAAGGGTGTCAAAATCTCGAAATCCTCGAAGGTAAAGGGAACCTCCTCCTCCAAGGCATCCTCTGCCGCCCCGTCCAGCTGGGTCAATATGGTTTCATCTAAATTCACATTTTGCAGCAGCACGGTCTGCTCTCCTGCCGCCGTATCGGGGTCGCTGTTGGTGACCACCAGATCGAAATACAGGTCGCTGCCGCTGCGCTTCCAATCCTGCAACGCCGTGCGGAACAAAGGCGTCAGGTAATACATGGTCAGGGTGCCCGTGCCCTCGCCGCCGGTGGTCTTATGCCCCGTCAGCCGCTTGCCGATGGCGTTGATGGTGCTTTTGCTTTTGGTAACGGTGGCACTGACCGCCTTGGCGAAAAACAGCTCCTCGTTATTGCCGTTGATCTTGGCGTAGGCCACGCCCTCCTTGCCGGAAATGGTATCCGGTGCGTTTAATTGCCGCATTTTGTTTCACCTCCCATTTACACGACCAGAACGGTCATATACAGCTTTTCCATGGAATCGTTGGGCTTCAGGGCGCAATCCACCGCCACGTCCCGCTTGCCGTCCCCCTGCTTGACAGTGATGTCCTCGGAGACAAAATCGCTGATGGCATCGATGGACTGATACTGCCCTGCCAGATTCACCAGATCGGCATGAAACAGGCTTCTGCCGCTGTCGCTGTTGGTGACCTGTCCCAGATAGGACGCACCGAATACCCTTGCCACATCGTTCGCCCAGCCATCCAGCACCCGCAGAACACGATTGCTGGTCCAGTCCTCGGTGATGCCGCCGCCGAAGGTGGTACGGCTGTTGATATCCGTCAGAACGCGGGCTTTGCCGCCGTCGGCATAGAATACAAATTCCCCGCCCCGAATGGCGGCTTCCAACTGGGATTTGGTGTATTTCGTGTCCACGTCCACCGCATCGTCGTAGGCAGTATTGGTCAGGCTTTCATTGACCTCCGCCCCTGCGGAAGCCCCCGCCACCCAAGCGACCGCCTGCTCTGCGGGGATTTTCGTACCGTCGTTTAAGATCACGCCGTTTTTCACACTGATGAGCCCGATGTCGTCTCCGGCATAGTCCGTCAGCACGCCCACGATCTTTCTGCCCTCATCGTAGCGAAGCCGCTTCACAAAGGCGGCATAGAGGGCTTTTGTGGTATTGTCCGTACCGGCATAGCCGATCACGTTGAAGCTCTCCACCTCCAGGGCATTGAGGGCCGCCGTATGGGCTGCCCCGTTGACAGTGCCGTTGGTGCCGCCTGTCAGAGAAACAGCTGCCGCCGCCGTCAGGTCGGTGCCCTTGAAGGAAACAAAGGCGTTTGCCGAAAGGGTTTTGCCGCCGCCGCTTTTCGCTACGGTCTGGCTATCCATCTCCGCCCCATCCAGATAGGTCACCACATCCACCAGAGCCTCTTCGTCGGCATTTTGCAGGATCGCCACCTTGATATCATTCCCACGGGTGCCGCCCCAAGCCGCCGTTACCGTCAGGCCTCCCGTTGTGGCCGTTGCCTTGGCTCCGCCGCTGTTGATGCGGTAGAGCAGCACGGCTCTTGCCCGCTTCAGGGCTTCCTTCACCAAAAGCACCTCTGCCGCCATGGGGTCATAGCCCAATGTGGTCTGCGCCGCCTTGTTGAAATCCTCCGCATACAGGGAGAATACCTTTTTTTCAGGGCCCCAATTCAATTCCAGGGGCAGGGCGCAAATGCCCCGCTCGCCCATTTTTGCCGCACTGCCGCGGCTGACGAAATTGATATACGCCCCCGGCAATACTTTATTTTGTACCGTAAAGGTACCGCCGCCCATAGGCATGGCTTACACCTCCTTCTGTAAATAAGAACGGATCAGCTTCGCCGCCTCCGCCTTGGTATAGCTTCTTTCCTCCTCCAGCACCGCCATGATGACGTCCTTCTGCACGCCCAGGCTCTTGCAGCCCAAAAGCTGTGCCTTGGTGAAGCTGACTTCCTTCGTTTCTTTTCCGTCCTTTGCTTCTTTTGCTTCTTTCATCGGCTTTCCGTCCTTTCTGTCAGCTCCAATCCCTCCATAAGGGGCAAAGGCTCCGCCGCAAAGAGCAGATCAAACTCCGCATCAAAGAGAAATTGGAACATGGCCGTATTTTCGTTATCTCTTGCCTTTTGGTTTTTGAGGGCGATGGAACGCACCTGTCCTGCCCCCTCCACCGTCAGCCGTTCAAAGGCTTCGTACATCCTTTCCGCCCATTGCTGGAAGGCAACAGTGTCCCGCTCCGTAGCGTAATAGAGCAGCTCAAATTTCAGGCTGCGCTTTCTGCGGCGACCCAGCCCCTTCTCCTGTCCGCTTTCCAATAGGCGGAGATAAAAATTGCCGTCCGCCTGGCGTGGTATCTCTCCCGTAAAGACCTCCTTTTCGGGATAAAGAGCCTTCAGCTTTTGGCGGATGGCACGCAAAAAATCATTGCTTTCCATGGCTCACTCCTTCAAATATTGCTTGATCTTCCGATTCAGTTTGCGTTTCAGGCGGGGGGTCTGGGTCGCTTTCGTCCGATCGATGGCACGCTTCAGCGTAAAATGCCCGGGGACTACGCCGTTTTTGGGGCCCACAAACATGCCGCCCTCGGGGTCGTTGGGCTGATACACGAAGGTGTTTCCCTCCCAATGCCCGGGGACAAAATGGCTGCGGAAGCCGTATTCCAAATGGCGGGCATAATCCAGCGGATTGCCTGCCTCCACGCTGTAGCAATCGCCCTGCCGCTTCGCCTTATGGTCAGAGCGGAAATTCCGACGGTATTCCCCTGTATTCACGATATCCGGTGCATCCTCGGTACAAATTTTCCTTGCTTGCTCTACCGCAAACGACCCCTCACCCACTGCCAGCTCCCCCATGATCTGGGGGAAGTCCAGTTCCAAATTTTTCAGCTGTTTTTCCCATGCTATAAGCTCCTGATGATCCATGCTCATGCCAGCCCACGCCCCTTTGCCTTGATCGCCTGATGGCTGGGATAGACCGCAGGAAAGCCTATCACCTCATAGGTATAAACCCGTCCGCAGCGATCTACCAGCAGCGTATCCCCCGGCTGGATATCCAGTTCGGGGGCAGCGAATACGGTCACATCATAGTCGATGGTCTGGGCATGGGCGGTCTGTTTGCTCTTGTCCCCATCGAAGGAAAGCCCGCAGGGAATCCCGCTGCCCAGCGTTGTCTGCCCATGGCGGGCAAAGCCGCCCGCCTCCTGCACCACAGAGCGGGAAAGGGTCATGGTATCCTCATAGAGCCGCTCCAAGAGCCGCCGTTCCGTTTCATTCGTTCCTTTCATTTCTACCACCTCACCACACGATACTCCCGAAGCAGTGTCCGCCAGCCCAGAAAGCCGCCGCCGCCATTCAGGTCAAAGGTATGGGCGGCAGGGGAGGCACCGACACCATAGGTGATCTGCGTGTCCCCCCGCTTGATGGCCGTCACGGCACCATCGGCATCCATGCTGCCCAAAGCCGCCCCCTTATAATAGGCCGCTGCCATAATAAGCAGCGTATGCTCCAGCCCTTGGGGCAGCTCCCTTTGGTTGATGTAGGAAAGTACCATTTCCTCCACTGCCGCCAAAGCCAGCTCCAGCAAGGCATCCTGACTGTCATCCGTGAGCCCCAGAAGGATATGCAGCTTTTCCAGCCGGTCCCCTTCAGTGGTGAACGCCTGCGCCATCGCCTGGGGCGCAATGCCGTTTTCTCGGGCAAATTCCATCAGATCAGCCATTTTTATCACCCCTTGGCTTCCGTCGTGCTTTTTGCAACCATTTTCGCAGCAGCCTTTGCGGGGCTTACGGTGATATGGCGGATCAGGTCGGGGGTCAGGGCCTTTGTGCCGTAGTTGAAGAACATAGACACCCCATAATCATTGGACAGGGGGATTTTCTCCGGCTCCCTGTAGGGATAGATTACCACAGGCTGGGCGATGGCACCGTCGATCATTGCCACCAGATGGGTCGTTCCCGCATCCGTTGCAGGCAGGTTCACGCTGGAATAGACCCGCACCCCATGGAACATGGCGAAATCTTCCGCCGCCGTATCCACATTGGCGTTGTGGGTATTTTTATCCAGATAATCCCGCAGATCACCATAATACACAGGGTCCAGCACAACACGGATCATTTTGCGGGGCACGCCGCGGACATAGTCGTTTTTCGTGGTCTCCAAGGACTGGATGACCTCCTCCACGATCCCCGCCAGGTCGGTCTTTGTGGGGGTCAGGGCGGTGCCCTCCTCCACAGCCTTGGCGAAAAAGGCGCAGTCCAGCTCCGCCGCCACAGTATCCACATGGTTGTCTGCTCTGCGTGCCATCAGGTTCCCTACGCCAAAGGTATCCAGATCAAACTTTGCCGCTTCCTCCACGATCTCCCTTTTCTGATCCAGATTGACCGTAGTCGGGGGCACGGTGATGGCATCGCCGTTGCCATTGCCTCTGGCGGTGCCGTAGGTCTGCACCACGCTATTTTTGAAGCGTTTGTATTCCACAGAGCCCGCGGCGGGGTTGCCTGTATAGGACTGGCTTTTCAGCCCGCCGGAAATGGTCTCCTTCTGAATATTTTCGATCACCAGACCGGAAAGCTCCGCCAGCTCTACCTTGGTGCTGCCGTTCTGGATCAGGCTGATCGCCTTTGTTCTTGCCATATTGCATCATCCTTTCTTTCCTCTGTTTCAGTTTTTTGGTTACAGGATCACGGGGCCATCCAAAGGGGCGGCGGGCTCCTTTTTGCCGGTGGAGGCAGGCTTTGCCCCCGTAATGCCCGCAGGAGGATTCTCCTCTTTGAACAGATATCCCTTTGTTTCTTTCAAGGGCTGCAAGAGCCCATTCAGATCGGTTTTCAGGCTGCCATCCTCTGCCAGCTCGATCTCGTCCATGTTCAGCAGAGCCAGGATATCCGCAGGGTCGTGTACCTGCCCCGCCAGCCCTGCCTTGATGGCCGCGGTCTTTTTCAGGGCGGTGATCTCCTTGGCGTGGCTTTCCTCTAAGCCGCTCAATTTCTGCTGGGCGTTTTTCACATCCTCCGCCAGCTTTGCCGCATCGCCGCTGCCGCCGATGGCCTTCAGCTCCGCCGCCGCTGTTTTCAAGGCTGCCTCCGCACTCTCCGCACGGCTTTTCGCCTCATCGTATTTATGGGCGGGCACAAAGCTGCCGTCGTTCCCGATCACCAGCTCCAAGTCCTTGCCCTCCTTGCCTTTGCCCTTCAAAGCCGCCTCCACCTGCGGGGCGAGGTCGTCTCCTAAGGCGTTTTTGATTGCTTCTGCGATCATAAGTCGCTCCTTTCTGCCGCTGTCTTTTTCGTGACTTCCACACGCCTTGCGGCTCCGTCTGTGCGCCGGACGGTTACGGCTTGGATTTTTTTGCATAACAAAAGACCTGCCGTATTTGACAGGTCTTGGTTATCTGTTTTAGGGTAATTTTTTCCTCCCGTTCATTATTGGGGATGATAGGGACAGCGCAGGCAGTTCTGTTTGTTTTCTTCTGAAAAGGACATATCCTGCGGCAGTTCCGACAAAGGCGATGCCCCTTCATAGACCAGAGCTGCATCAAAACAATCCATTGCGCCGATCTGCCCCTTTCGGACAGGACAAAAAACCGTATTCTCATTCTTTTTCATATCCTAATTCCTCCATCAAATTCTCCAAGTCCTCTGTGAATTGCGCTCTTTTGAAAGCCGTTCGGATCATCGGCTCGCTGGTCTTTGTGTAAGCTGCGCCATCGGGAGAATAGTAATTTATGAAAACCTCTCCGCTCCAATGCTTCCGCCGCAGGGAGAACACAGCATTTTCTATGTAGCCCCTTGCTTCCTCCGGCGTAACATCATGCTTTCTTTCCCTGATGTGTTCTGTATCCAATCGCAAAGAGGCAGTATCGATCTTTTCCGGCGGCACGCTGATCCTGTCGCCATATATGCCGGAAGCCTTGATTTTTTGATAGATGCCGAAATCTGTCTTTGTTGCCTCCGGCACCCGCCCTTTGTAGGCGTAAAACGCTTTCATCTCCGCCCAAGCCTCGGGGCGGTCATATTTCAAAGCACGAAACGCCGTGAAATCTTTGAGAACATTCTTCCCCAGCCGCTCCTGATAGGCTGCAAATTGTTCCTGATCTTTCTTCTGATTATACGCCTTTTTCCGTTCCCTTTCAATGAATCCCTCGCCGTGCAGCTCCTCCTGCTTCTGCCGCCATTTTTCATAGGTCATGCGTTTCGGCATGGGTATCCCCGCAGCTGCCCAATCCGCCGCCTCCTCAGGGTCATGCTCCACAGTAGTGGAACGACAGCGGGGGTGCATGGGCGGGTAATTGACCCCTGCCTGCGCCTGTTCCACAGGGAAGGTCTTGCCGTCCAGGGCAGCGCAAATCTCACTGGTGCGGCTGTCCAGCGTGGCGATAAATTCGTATGTCTCCACCCCTGCCGCCCTGTAAGCCCGCTTGTCCGCCTCCCCATGGAGCCACGCGCTTTCTGTGCGGATGAGGGTCTCCGCTGCCCGAAAGCCCCGCCCCATCTCTGCCGCCAGCTCCTTTGCCAGCTCCGTGCGGCTGCTGCCCCGCAGAAAGCCCGCCGTCAGCTTTTCCCTGAGATGGAACGCCAGCGTATCCCGATTATGCCAAAGCCGTTCGGAAAACGCCGCTCCTGACCATGGGTAAGTGAGAATATCCTCCACGGTTTCCTCATCGATTCCGGCGAAGGGGGACAATACCCCCGCCCGCTGCTGCAAATCGTAGCCCTTTTTGTAGTAGCTTTCCCGAAATGCCTCCCGAAATTCTGCCCCGGTCTGGCTCTGGGTCTCGGCGGCCAGCCCGTCCAATATCCCCTCGATCTGCCCCAGCAGGGCAGCAAGACGAGTAATGGAGCTATTGGCGGAACGGGCGTCTAGCCGTGCCAGCAGTTGCTTTTTCAGGGCAGGATCGGCGGCGGCCATCTCCGCTACATAGCCCTCCAGGGTCTTTTGCCATTCTTTGAGCTCCGCCCGATCCAGAAAGCGGGTCGCCTGGGCGTAGGTCAAGCCATGCTTGCCGCCGTAGCGCAGGATAATGCGGTCGATCTCTCCGCTGATCTCCTTTGCCGCCCGTTCATATTGCTGCTGGAGCTTTTGCAGATGCGCCGCGGTGCGTTCCGCGGCTTGGGTCTCCCGCAGCTCTGCCCGCTTCTGCCAGTAGGCTTTATTCTGTCTCGTCATCGGCTCCCGCCTCCTTTACGGCAAAGGCTTCGCTGAAAAGCCCGCCGCCGTATGCCGCCATGGCGTTCTCCTGCTCCTGCTGCATCCGTTTTTCCTCCTCCTCGGCATCCTTCACCCAGGGATGATTTTGGCGGATGGTATGATCGGAGATCAGCCCCTTGCTATTTTTGGCGTTGTTGATGATATCCGTTTCATTGACGGGCAAGTCCATGTTGAATACCACGGAAAAGGTCTTTTTGCCGAAGTCCCCTTTTCCTGCCGTTTGCAGAGCGCAGTCCAGAAAGGGCTTCATCAGCAGGAAGGTGGCTTGCAGCTCCTCCCCCAGATCGGCGCATTCCGTATCCAGCCCCATATAGCGAAAATGGATGGCGGTGCCGCTGGCATTGCCCAGATCGGGGTCCTTGGTGTCCACCCCGTCGGCAAAATCGTATAAATCCCGCCGCTGCTTCTCCAAAAAGGCAAGCACGGCATCAATATTCAAACTGGGCTCCAGCTTATCCACTCCTCCATCATCGGTCACTTTGATGGCCATATATTCCCTGAGGTCCTTCAGAAATTCCCCCAGGTCCGTGCCACCGTAATTTTTCAGGATATAGATGAATTTCGCCATATCCCGCAGCACATCCGCCGTGACGGAGGTCTGCCAGTTGATATCATCGATCAGCTCCTTCACATAATATTGCAGGGGCAATTCCTCGTCGTTGTATCTCAGCCACAAAAGGGGCACATTTTCCCAGTTGTAGGCTTTCTCCCCCACGGAAAAATGGGGGGCTGTCCAGTTGGTCGCCTCCGTGCCGCAGGTCTTGTCCCGGGTCAGGCTGTCCGTTCCTGCAAAGCCGTCGGCATAATATCGCCGCACGCCCCCTGCCCACCAAAATTCCACGCAGAGGGTGGAGGTACGCCTGAGCCCCGTATAGCCCTCCTGCTCATAAAAGCGGATGAAAGCAAAGAGCCGCTCCTTCTCGCCGTCCTCCCAAATGGGGATGACCTCCAGGGGCGAAAGCCTGAGAAATTCCAGCCTGCCCCCTGCCCCGAAATAGGGCTGCAAATAGGCAACGCCGTATTTCACCGCATCCCGCACAAACAATTTCAGCTTGCGGCGGAAGCTCTGATCGAACAGGGCGTTCAGGGCCTCCCCATAGGCGCGGTCATCCGTGTCCACCGTCCAGGGCTTGCCCATCAGATAGTTTGCCTTCTGGTCTACCAGCTTCTTCAATATGGGATGCTCGATCTTCGTGTTGCTGCGATGGGAGACCTCCACGGTCTTTTTCTGCACCGCCGAGCGGTTGCGGTAATAGGCCTCCGCCTCCTGCCTGCGCTGATAGGCGGGGCTTTTCCGAAAAAGGGCGATCTCCTCAGCGATGAGCTGCGCCAGAGAATAAAAGCTGTCCTCTCCTTCCAGGGCCCGCTTGATGCAATCCAGTATGGTTTCCTGTGCCATTTGTGTCACCTCCGTTTTATTTCAATACCTCGATGGCGGAGCCCCTTCTGAGCCGCTCCACGCTATAGCGCAAAGCCGCCATAGCATCGTCCATGACGGGCATGGGCTCATCCAGATACAGCCCCGTAACGGGGTCTTTTTTCCATTTCCATTGGCTGATCTCCCGCAGGGTGTTGATACAGGCGGGATGGATATGCAGCCTGCGCCCCTTCAAAAAATCGATCTGGGCTTTCACGCTGCCCGCCTCCTTTTTCACGGGGTACGCCCGAAAGCCTGCCTTCTTCCACATGCGGATACGGTCGGGCTCCGCGCTGTCGCAAAACATTTCCGTCCGCTTGTCGATGCCCGCTGCCTCTGCCAGTTGGATCAGCTCTGTGGTGTCCTTTTCGCAGGCGTAGACCTCCTGGCAGACATACAGCTCCCCGTCCCTGCTGCCGACCCCCAGAATGGCGTTGGCATGGTTGAAGCCGAAATCCTGCCCATAGAAAAAAGCGTCGAATTGCCGACGCTCCGTGTCAAATTCATGCACTTTAAAATTCGTCAGGATCAGCCCGCCGGTCTCGCCCCATTCTCCCAGCCCGTAGACCCGATAGCCCTCTGGGTCCTCCTGCCGCCTGCGCTCCATGCGGCGGAAATAGGCCTCGTCGATAAAACGATTGTCCCGATAGGTGGAATGATGGGTCAGCACATCAGGGTCAGCCTGATCGAAATATCGCCCCTTCAGCCAATGGGCGGCACTGACGGGATTGAAAGTCATGGTGATCTGGTAATACAGATCAGGATTGATGCCGGAAAGATCGCCCCGAAGACGGTCATCCAAAATATCCACATCCTCCGCCAAAAGCTCCGTGGCTTCTTCGATCCAGATCCATGTTAATTTTCCCGTGCGGAATGTAATGGATTTTACCTTTTCCCGCTGGCTCTGGTCCTTCATTCCCCGAAAGAGGATGCGGCAGCCCGTCAGGCGGTTTTCCATGGAAAGGGGATTCAGGGTGACCTTCCAGAAGCGATCCGCCTGTGCCCCGAAAATGCGGTAGACCGCCCCCCGAAGCTCCGCAAAGGTGCTGTCCCGATTGGTCTCCTCCACCTTTCGCACCACTAAGAGATTCGCCCCCTTATAGCGGGGGTCGGAAAGCTTCAAAATAAAATCCTGGGCGATATTGACGGACTTGCCGGAGCCCGCCGAGCCCTTCAGGATGCGATACCGCCCCTTCCATTCGTTCACCGGACGAAAGACCGCATTAAACCCCAGCTTCGTTTCCATCACCATAGTCATAACGCACCACCACCGAAAGCGGCCCCTCGCCTTCGCCCTTCTCCTGAAACATACCCAGATGCCTGCCCAAAAGCTCCAGAGCCTTTACCTTGTCGTTCAGCTTGATCTCGATGCCGTAGGCTCCATTCTTGATGGCTGCCACCGCCCCCAGCTTTTCCGGTGGGACATCCGCCGTGGGCTTTACCCGCACCTGTAGGAAGCCGCCCACTCCCTCCACCGCCACAAAATCCGAGATATCCGCAAAGCCGATCTTCGCCAGCTCTGTCAATACCCGATCCTGGGTGATCTCCGTCCGGCGGGAACGGGCCGCCATTTCGGCGGCGATCTTGGCGGCAATTTGAGGTTTTTTCAGGTTTTCCGCCCCAATGGCGTAGGCGGTGGTTTCCTTATAGCCCGCCCGTATGGCCGCCTGCGTGGCGTTCAGGTCGATCAGATATTCTTCGATAAAGCGTGCCTGCTTCGGTGTCAGCTTCGCCATGGGCTGTCCCTCCTTTCTTTTTTCCCTTTCCCCCCTTTCTTCCCCCACGAAAAAAGACACGTCCTTGGGCGGGAGCGTGCCTTTTCAAAGGGAGGCTGTCTGTGGCATTACAGGTATGCAGCTATGCATCTCATGCACTTTGTGGAATCGCTTCTGCGGAAGAAATCCGCGGTTAGGATTTTTTTGTGGATCGCTTCGCCGCTGCTGTTTCGGCGAACGCTGAAGGATACGGGAAAACGCTCGAGAACCCTCGAAATTGGTTACCCTCCAGCGGGAATGTCGGCGGGGAAATGGGGAATTTTGGATCGCCCGCCTTCCATTCCGCAATATCATACTACCACAGGTGAAGCGGACAAAACGGACAACTTTTCAAATTTCCGCAAAAAAACGATCAAAGGCCTTGCGCACGCTGTCCGCCGTATTGCCCCCGCCCATTGCTCTGGCGACCTGCTGCCAGGAAAGATCATCCATCACCCGCAGGCGGACAATGCGCCGCATGAAGCTATCGGGAATCTGATCGATCACGCCCTCCGCCTCCTCCAGCAGGGACAGGAGCCGCGCCTCCGTATTTTCCAGCCGTTCCAGATATCGCCGCAAGGCTGCCTGACGATAACGGTATTCCCGATCAGGAAAGCCCTCTACGCGGATGCCCCCAATGGTGCCGTCCTTCCTTGTGCCCCGTACCGTGTCAAAGACTGTGCCGCCGTTTTCCAATGCTAAAAGCTGACGGCGGGTGGCGTCGATGCGGCGACGGAGGTCTTTGGCTTCCTGTTTTAGGTCGCGGTATTGCACCAGAATGTTTTTTGTCACAAGATCACCCTTCTTTCATCTCAAATCTGATTCGCATGAGTTCCCTATTTATTTTCCGATTCACAATCGGCATAATGTCCGCCTGCAATAAATACATCATTTGCCATAGCATGATCTGCACATCTGCGATTTCCTCCACAAGATTGTCTATGCAAACATCCATGTCCTTATCAATTCTCTGACCTTTTCCTTGCTTTCTCCATACTTTATTGATCGCCTGTATCAGCTCCCCCATTTCCTCCATACACTGGCGGCTCTGGGCATCATAACCGTATGTATTGGCTATTTTTGCGATCTTCTCTTTTAACTCCGTTTTTTCC